TTATGGATTCAGAGGTAACTAACTTAGCACAAGTTAAAGCCTTTGATTCAAGTGATTATGCTACAGCTGCTCAAGGAACTAAAGCTGATAATGCTGCAACATTAGTTCAACTAAACGCTTCAAGTTCAGCTTTACAAAGCAATATAGACGGAAAACAGGCCACTCTAACATTTGGTAAATCAAGTGGAAATGCCCTAAAATCAGAAGAAGCATTAACTACTAATGATATTCTATTAGCAGGTAGTTCTAACATTAAAGGAAGAACATATGCAGAATTAAAAACAGATTTATCACTTAATAATGTAGAAAATACTGCAATATCAACTTTTGCGGGTAGTTCAAATATTACAACAGTAGGCACTCTTGGCTCATTAACTACTACAGGTGATATTAGTGGTAATGGTTCCACTTTAAAAGTAAGTGAAATAGATACATCTGCTGGTTCTGCGGGTTCTGCAGGAGAAAAAGGAATTAATGCTGAAACTGTTACGTTCTATAGCAATACGGTTATAGCAGGAGGAATTTATTACCTTGGTAGTTCTGCTTGGACTATTTCTAATGCTGATGCCGTATCAACTTCTAAAGGATTTATGGGGGTATCAACCTCAACTAACTCCAATACAGGTATGGTAATACGTGGTATTGTCTATGTATTTTCTGACCCAGGAGGATCAGTTGGAGATGTAGTTTATTTATCAACAGCCGCTGGAAGATTAACCACGGATATTAGTGGTTTTGGTGCTGGTGATGTAGCTAGAATAATGGGTTATAAAGTGGGCACAAGTTTAGTATTTTTCGATCCATCGAAAGATTACATAGAATTAGATTCATAATGGGACAAATTTCAGGAGTATCAACATCAGATTTAAATAATGTAGATGGTTTTTTCACATCACAAACCGGTGGTGGTGGTGGCACTGCTACTGCAACCCCCCAAACTGCTAGTATAACTTCTACTCAATATTCAGATGGAACACTAACTATATCAAATACGGCTTCATATACCGATGGAGGTTTAAATTTAGCTGTATTTTGTGAAATTAAATCTGGTAGTGTTTTAGTAACCCCTAATTTATCCATGTCTTATAACCAAACAAATGGGAAGTTAACATGGGTAGATGAGGGAGCTGCAGGTACTCGTACATTTTTCCTTAAGGTACAAGACTTTGGATTAGCAACAAGTTCATTAGTAACTGGAAGTTATAACAGAGGCGATAATGCAAGAACTTATTGGAGATACCAATTACATGGAACAGGTGACCACACGTATACTAAAGAATTAAGATTTTACGATGATGTATACAGTAATAGAGGTAGTGCAAATGAATATCCTCCAGATATGACAAGTGCTACAGCACCTTCTCCTTATGAAGTTGTGACTAGCTACGAATATAGTTCTGGTTATGCAGGTTGGAAAGCAATGGATAATGGAACGAGTACAGGTTGGTGGAACTTAGGTACTCACGCTAATCAATATAATGACTCCCTTACATTATATATGGGTACAACCCCAAGAAGTATATTAAGTGCTGGAGTAATAATTAACCCAAGTTTTGATGGGGGATCTGATTTAACTATTTCTATAGAAGGAGCTAATAGTACAGATTTTACTCAAGATCATCTTATATTAGTTGGTAGCCAATCAAAAACAACATCAACAGAACAACTTAATATATCAATTTCTTAATATAATAATTTAAATATAAAAATGGAAAACCAATGTAAAGCAATTATCCTGTCATACGCAGATGAACAAATGCAGCGTAATGCTGCCTTAACAGGAGAACATAAAGTATGGGTTAACACTGTACTTACATTAATACGGGATGAATACCATAATCAAGTTGCTGGGGGCGCTACTGAATTTGTTCTCCCAAGTAGCATATCAAACCAATTAGATTCTACAAAACCATATTAAATTTTTGGTTTTTTTAAAATTATTACATACGTATATCTAAACATACAAAAATAAAAGTTATGGCTATTAAAGAATCTAACACTGTAAAACTCGACACTAAAGAGATTACTCAATTAAATGATCTCCGTGTCAAATCAAGCGAACTTACCTTTCAAAGAGGACAAATTGGTATCGCAGAAGATAACATTAAACGGCAATTAAACCAACTTGCTGAGCAATTTAATGAAATGTATTCTACTGAAAGTACAATATCTAAAGAATTATTTGAAAAATACGGTAAAGGCGAAGTAAACCTAGAAGAAGGGGTATTCGTAAAGCTTGAAGAGTAACATTTTTTTAAAATATTTTTTATATTTATTGCCAGCACTAACCTGCTGGCAATTTTTTTCGATATTTATTACAAATAAACAACACAAGATATGGCTGAAACATTAGTATCACCCGGCGTTCTCCAAAGAGAAAATGATCGTTCATTTGTAGCTTCCGCACCCGTTGAGGTAGGAGCTGCTCTTGTCGGTCCCACTGTAACAGGACCCGTAGAAATCCCCACAATAGTTACCTCATTTGGTGACTACCGTGAAAAATTTGGAACTACCTTTTTATCTGGTAGTAACCAATATGAATTTTTAACATCAATTAGCGCTCAAAAATATTTCGCTGAAGGGGGAAGATCCCTTTTAGTAACCAGAGTAACACCTGGGACATTTGCTAGTGCTACTTCTACAAGAGTTCTAGCTAATTCAGGAAGTGCTACGGGTACTAATTCAACTTCTTCTTTAAATTTTACTGGTAATTTACCAGATAATAATGAAGGACTTAGAATAACTAATACTACAGGTGAAATCTCATTTGTCGCTTATAGTGGATCTTCCAATCTATATGCGGCAGGTACAAACGGAATTGATTTTGTACGTTACACAGGAGCTGATTTTACCAATTTAGTTACAGTTATTAATGCATCCTCTTCATTAATTGGACTTACAGCATCTGTTACTAGTGATACTTTATTTTTATCTTCTTCAACTGTTGGAGCCACAATAAATGGATTTAACATCCAAACTGGATCAGTATCTGATTTACTTACTGCAGTTGTTGGTGTTGGTGGATTAGATACTGTAGCCACATTTGGTGGGGGTGCTTCTACTACCACAGCTATAAATGACAATACTAATATTTCATTCACCCTCAAAACTATAGGTGAAGGTGTTAAATTTAATAGTGCTGGGGATTTAGACCCCGATAATATAACTCAATTATCAGATAGTTCATTAACATCTGGTTCGGAAGATAATTTACGGTGGGAAGTTTCTAATGTAAATAATAACCAAGGTACATTTGCCCTTACAATTAGAAGGGGTGATGATACTTTAAGAAGTAAAACTATTTTAGAAACCTATACAGGCTTATCATTAGACCCTAAAGCTGATAATTATATTGAAAAAGTAATTGGTAACCAATATTTATCTGTAGATACTACTACTGACCCAAATCAACCATTAATTAAATTAAATGGTGATTTCCCCACTCGTTCGCGATATGTTTATATATCTAATGTAAATAAACAAACACCTGATTATTTTAATTCAGATGGTACTGTAAACACAGACGGAACCAAATCATACTCAGCATCTTTACCATTACCTGCTTCAGGAGCATTTGCAAATGGAACAGGAGATATTTTACCAAGTGGTACCGCTGGGTTATATTTTGAAAATATTGGTAGTGGAACATCAGCAATTCAAGGATTAAGTACAGGTGATTATACCCAAGCAATTAAAATCCTTAAGAATACAGATGACTTTAGATTTAATTTAATCTCTGCTCCAGGTATTAATTATAAAGACCACGCAACTACATTTACTAGTTTAGTAGAATTAGCAGAAGATAGAGGAGATACCTTCTTTGTAGGTGATTTAGTTGGATATGGTGAAAACATTGCTAATGTGACACTACAAACAAATAATCTTAATTCAAGTTTTGCTGGTAGCTACTGGCCTTGGATTAAAACACGAAGTGCTGAATTAAGCAGAGATGTATGGTCACCTGCTTCAACAGTAATGCCAGGTGTTTATGCATATAACGATAGAGTAGCCGCTCCATGGTTTGCACCCGCAGGTTTAAACAGAGGCGGATTAAATGTTAACAGAGCAGAAGTTAAATTAACATCAGCAATGCGCGATACATTATATGATGCTAGAGTTAATCCAATTGCAACATTCCCAAGAAATGGTGTTGTAGCATTTGGTCAAAAGACACTCCAGAAAAAATCAAGCGCACTTGATCGTATCAATGTCAGAAGATTATTAATCGCATTAAAGAACTTTGTTGGAGACACAGCTAAAGGACTTGTATTTGAACAAAATACAGCAAATACAAGAAACAGATTCTTGAATGTTGTTAACCCGTATCTTGAAAGCGTACAACAAAAACAAGGATTATATGCCTTCCGCGTTGTAATGGATGAGTCTAACAACTCACCAGACGTGATTGACAGAAATCAATTAGTTGGTCAAGTATTACTCCAACCAACAAAAACCGCAGAATTTGTAATTCTCGACTTCACTATCTTACCTACTGGAGCTACTTTTGGAGAGTAATATATTTATAACAAACGAATAAACAACACGAAAAATGGCAATATTAAGTTCAACAGAAATGTTCTATCAGGCATACGAGCCTAAATTACAGAACAGATTTCTATTCCAAATAGATGGTATCCCTGCATATCTCGTAAAAAATGCAGAACGCCCTAAATACACTAACGAAGTTGTTGTGTTAGAACACATCAATAAGAAAAGAAAAGTAAAGGGTAAATCAGATTGGTCTGATATCAGTGTTACTCTCTATGATCCTGTAACACCATCAGGTGCCCAAGCAGTAATGGAATGGGTTAGATTATCACACGAGTCAGTAACCGGTAGAGATGGTTATTCTGATTTTTATAAAAAAGAAGTTAGATTCCATACTTTAGGTCCTGTAGGAGACGTAGTTGAAGAATGGGTATTAAAAGGTGCCTTTATCCAAAACGCATCCTTTGGACAAGGAGATTGGAGCTCTTCAGCCCCAATGGAAATCCAATTAACAATTTCTATGGATTACGCCATATTGAACTACTAATATTCGCCAAATATTTTAAAGAGAGGGAATTGCTTTTGCGATTCCCTTTCCTTATCATATATGTATATGCAAACATATTAATAAGTTATGGAAGAAAATAAAACAATGTTTCCCACTGAGGAAGTAAGTTTACCCTCTAAAGGTTTAATATATCCAGCTGATAGTCCCCTTACTAAGGGGAGTGTCGAGATGAAATATATGACTGCAAAAGAAGAGGATATACTTACAAATGAAACCTACATTAAAAAAGGTACTGTAATAGATAAACTATTACAATCACTTATAATAACACCAATCAATTACAGTGATTTAGTAGTAGGTGATAAAAATGCCCTATTGATTGCAGCTAGAGTATTGGGTTATGGCAAAGAATACTCAT